GGTTGGAGGAATAGAAGAGGTAGTTGAAAAGGCAGATAAATTAAAAAAAGAAAGTAATTAGTGTCTGAAAAAATTACATTTGAAATTATATCACCTGATAGAACAATTTTAAAAATAGAAGATGATAGTAATATATACGAACACGATTCATACACTGTTTTTAAAAATGGCAGAAAAGAAAAAAACGAAAAATCTGTTCACTATCTAATTCAAAAAGAAAAATTAGATCTTAACAATAACTTGGGTTGAAATTAAATGGAATAACAAAACTAAAAGATGGAATAAAGGTGAGTCTTATTTCTTTCATTCTATTGGTCAAAGAGGATATTACCTTGACCCTAGTTTATAATAACAATCAGGGGGGTGTAAAAGCCCCCCATAATAATAAGGAGAATACAATGCCTAAAGAAAAAAAACCTTTTTATGAAAAGTTTAATCCAGTTGAACTTTTTATTTGGAGAAACAAAAAACATTTTGGGAGTTTGTTAAATGTACTTTGTGCTAGACCTTATGGTAGCAGAAACTCAAAATGGAAATATGATTTTCAAACTAAAGAGTTTGTTTGGAATCAGTTTAGACAAGTGGATAAACACCAGTGGTCTAAAGAACCTGAGCAAAGAAGAATAAAAGCTGAAAAACTTTTGGGTGGTCTAAGAAATGAAACAAGTCCAATATGGCTAGAATTTCAAAACGCTTTAAAAGAAATGGAGACATACAATGCCTAAACAAAAA